GACGGACCAGTTAGAACACAAGTAATCGGAGCAAAGAATCCGGCAACAGAACAACAATCACAACGTGTTAAAGATTATTTAAATTATTTAATTATGGATCAAATGAAAGAGTACGAACCTGAGTTTGATTCTATGTTATTTCATTTACCACTTGCAGGATCAACATTTAAAAAAGTTTATTATGATACAAACATGGGAAGAGTTGTATCTAAGTTTGTACCTGCAGATGAATTAGTTGTACCATATACAGCAACAAGTTTGGATGATGCGGAATCAATAATACATACTGTAAAAATATCTGAGAATGAGTTGAGAAAACAACAAGTAGGTGGTTTCTACAGAGATGTAGAGTTAGGTCCTCCAGGTTCAGTAACAGATAACGAATTAGAAAAAAAAGAACGTGAATTAGATGGCACTAAAAAAACTGGTAAACAAGAACCAGTTTACAATTTATTAGAGTGTCATGTAAATTTAGATTTAGAAGGTTTCGAAGAGGTTGATGCAGAAGGTCAACCTACAGGAATAAAATTGCCCTACATAGTAACTGTAGAAGAAGGCAGCCGATTAGTTCTCTCTATACGGAGAAACTATGCGCCCAATGAGCCTAAGAAAAATAAGAT